TTGGCGGAGCGAGCGAGAATAAATTTGAACCACATTTTTATCCGAAAGGAATACTTCGGTGTTTGGGTTATCTATAAGAAAAAGATAGGACATTGAGTAAAATCGTGTCCTATCTTTTGTTTATATTATAATGTTAAGCCTCGACGGTGAGATTTACGTCAGGAACGACAATCGGTTCGTCCTCGATTATTTCCTCGGGTTGAGGTTCTGGTGTCGTAGAGGCGTATTCTATGAGCTGCTGCATAAGGTCTTTCTGGTCTTGCATATAATTGACCGTATCGACAGTTATGTTTTCGTAGCCCATACGATAGCCCATAAAGCCGTTCAGAATCACAGGCAAGAGTTTTAAGCAGCACGCCGCAAATGTCGCCCACGTCGGATATTTTATAACGTCGAGCACAATTACGCCAGTAAGCAGCGATGTGATTGTTGTCCGAATGAACTTTGCAACATAGTGCACGCTACGTTTCGTTTCGGGTTTTATTCCGAGCGGAGAGCGATGTCCGTTGCCTCGTCCACGCTTAAAAATCATTTCGGGCGTTAGGCTTACAGGTTTTGTGTGGTTTGCTCTGATTATTGCTCTTATCTGGGCTTTTGACAGATTCTCGTCTGCTTGCAACAGTTTTTTATCTTTGCCGACGTATTTGTCGATATATTTTTCATACGAGATACCTACCTCGCTAAGAATGTTCGTCCGAGTCTCCCTAAGTTCTCTATCTATATAATAGCGACAGAACTCGCACAGCCTTGATTGATATTTTCTCTCGATAATTTGAGCTTTAAGTTCTTCATATTCGTTTTTACAGTCCTGATACGTATCACTTACTCTTCCAGCTTTCAGACCGCTATCGGAACAGTTTACATACATACAGTATGAACAAAAAAGCAAAATAAAAAACGTAAGTCCGAGCTGAGCCCAAAACTCTACAGAGGTTATATTTATCTCAGTTGTAAAAACAACGATTACAACAAAAACAAGGAAAAACCCGACAAAAATTCCAGTATTATTGAGAATACTTCGTGTGAGCCGCTTTTTAGCCGCTCCGCCTTTTTCTATCGCAGCTCCGAGACTTCTCGACGGCGTTCTTTCATAATCGTCTTTTTTGATTGTTTGCATACTTTATACCTCACTACCGTCGTCCGACGTTTCTTTCTTTTCGTCTGGCTTTTTTTCAACGGCGTCGCCTGCTTTATAAACAAACGAGCCGCCCCAGTTTGCCACCGCACCTATTATAAATATCATTACCATTTGGTCTATAATGTTTCTTAAGCATATAGCCATTATGGCAAGAACCGTAAACAGCACGGGAACCGACGGAGACTTAAGCCAGTTTTTTATCTGGTTAAAGAACGGAATTACAGAGAGAAATGCAAACACCAAGAAAAGACCAGAAACCGTCGCTGCGGAGCTTTTTTCAACCCAGATAGGAAACTGAGAAAGCGTTGCACCAAGCGGAGCCGCCACGTCGATACCGATAGCAACGGCTTTTAAGATTTTGCCTTTCGTGGCATTTTTCATAGCTTATCCCTCCGTTTTATTTTCCTCTATGGTAGGTGTTACGTTTGCCGATTCAAGCAATGCCGACGCCTGTTCTACCGATTCTTTCAATGCAGGCACGTCCCCGAGTTTTTTGAGAGAATCTGCATACGCCAGATTTACAAGGTCTTTTACCCCCTGAGGTAAATTCTTCGAGTTCGCATATACGGTAATGAGTATTTTGAGAATTGCCTGCGTCTGAACGATAACTGCACCGACCGCCTCATAATTCTGCGTCTCATTCTTCTTATATGCTGCAAACTCGGTCTCGATTTTGTTATAACCCTCAATAAGATTGTTTACAACGTCAACGACGTCGGACTGTGCATTTGATGTAAATTTGACATCTCGGGAAAGACCGAGCATATTCTTCTTACTTTTTATAAAGTTTACAAGAAATACTATAAACAATACAATGTCGCCTACGGTGGTTGCAAGAGCAATATAGTTATTTTCAAGCCACTCCTGCACTCTACCGAGAAAAGTATGATTTTCGGGCGGCGTGATGTCGCTTTCGACCACCTTAACGAGGTTTGAGCCTTGTATATAGAATCGTCCGAGCTCTTTACCCATTGCAGACAACGTAAGTATGCCGTCGAGGTATGTATAGGAGCCTTTATATTCGATTTCCTCCGAGCCGTGAACGGCGTGCAGTTTATATTCCGTTTCGGATAAAATCGTCGCCGAGTATTCGCCACCGTCGTCGGAGAACGTATAAGTTTCGCCTATTACGAGCGGCGTCGCTGCCTCTTCTGCGTGGGCGACGTTTGCTGTGGTGAAACCGCAAAGCACGAACGAGAGAGACAAAACCATAAAGCAGCACATAAGTGCAAAGATAAGTCTTTTTTTCATAGATAACCTCCAAGTTACGTAATATCGTATCCCTCAAGCAGCTTTGCGATTTTTTCTTCAAGCTCCGAATATTTTTCAGCTATAGTTTGTAGTTCCGTTTTTATCTTCTGCATATTGAGCTGTATTTCAGCGACAATTTTCGGCAAGTCGCCGTCGTTTGGAGCGACGAGCACTCCAGAACCAGCTACGAGCTCTGTTTTGAGCTCTTCGCAAACAAACACGGGCGTTGATGTTTTGCCGTTCATAACGGTAACAGCTACATTTATTTCGCCTTTTAAGAACTCTACAGGCACGCTGCAAGTTTTATCCTGCAGCGTTCTGTAAATTGAGTCTCCCGTTGCATAACTCTCGAAAATTGCTACGGCGTCGTCGGGAGCGTCCGAAAAGGTAATAATCAACTCGTCCGAAACGATTTCAGGCTGCCTCGTTAAGAGTATGCCTTTTTTGAAGTCTCTCAAAATTTTGTATTCCATTTTCATATCCGCTCCTTTATTCGACTTTGGCGTCGAGTATGCATTTTACGCCGCCGAGTTTGATGTCTCCCTCGGTGTCGTTTCGCATAACCACTATTTTCAAAATAACTTTCCAGTAGGTTACACCCTGCTGTTTTGCTCCGTTTGTGAACACGTGGTTGATATTCGCTCTGACAGCCGTTGTAATGTCGTCCCAGACTGGCTGCGTGTCGTTACCGTTGTTGCACGCAAGCACCTGCAAACCAGCTGCAAACGGTTTTACAAGGTCGAGTTCGACGTTTATTGCTTTCGGTCGCACGGCAATATTTCCTGTTGGAGAGTATTCAAGTTCGAGAACGCCTGCACTTTTGGTAAAGTGTTTCGTTTGCGTTACCGTTGCCGCCTCGTCCGACGCAACGATTTTGATGTAATTGTCGCCTACGGCGATAGCTCCCCACTGTGCCGACGTTATCTCAAACGTTTGCTGTTGCCCTGCTGCCGCCTGATACGTTCTGAGCAGTGTAGAGTTCAGATATTCTTTGACGGTAATATTTGCGTCGTCTCCGTCGTATATCGTGTAACTATATGAAAATCTCGTCGGTTTTTCTCCGAGATTGCTTTCGTCGCCCGATATAAAAGGAGGAAAGTTATCCTGAACGACGTAAACGGGCGACGTTGCATAGTCCGATTCCTCTTCAGCATTTACCGATTTAACCCTGTATTGCAAACTTTGATACGAGCTGAGCACGTTTTCAGTGTAACTTCTTGCCGTGCCGCTATATATCTGAGCAAACGCACCGTTATTGACGCTGCGTTCCAAAACATAGCTCGTTGCATTGCCAACCTCAGTCCACGTTATTTTTGCCGTGCCACCCTCGATTCCGCCTGTTTCTTGCGTCGGTTGACTGTATATCGGGTTGGATACCGAGATTTCAGGAGCCGACAGCCCCGTATCCAAGTTGAGCGTATAACAACCGTCCGAGTCGGTCGAATCGGAGACAGAGATTCCAGAGTCCAGATTGCAAAGCGGACGCACGCCGTAGCTACCGTTATACGCATTGTAGTAGTTCAAACTACCGTCCGAAAGGACAATGCGAACATAGCACGAGCTCGACGAGTCAGGAGTCCTGAGCCAGTAATACCAGTTATTACCTGCCGTAACCGCCGAAGAGCCTTTATTTGCGTTGTCTTGAGCGGCGTAAGCCGAAATTTGAGCAATTCTTATTGCATTAGTGTTTGCACTAAAATACGACAGGAGGCTGCCCTCCATAATACTGTTTTCCGTTGCTCCGAACAGTTCAGCTCTGGACGGTAAGAAAAATTTTCTTACAACAGACTCATAACTACCACCGTCGGTAACAGTGTTCAGGGCAACTTTTAGCGTAGTATCCTTAAGAGCTGCCACAAAAGCGTCGTCGAAACCAGCTAAAAACCCTGCGTCGGTATCATACGGGTTTCTGGAAACGTATGATGTGCTATTCGGCGACTGGTCTGCAGAATGTTTTGCCGAATACCATTGACCTGCTGCTGCCGTAGAGTTAAGCCACTGGTCGAGGTTGGAAACGGAATATTTATTGTTTCCATAACTTTTACGGTTGCTGTCGCTGTTATTCGGCTCTTTTGCGTCAAAGGCACGCAAGAGGATAATCTTCTCGGTTATGAGCGTCGTCGAGTTCTCGGGATAACCACCGTGGTCTTTATCCGCTTTAAGAAAAATGATGTCTCCCAAAACGGAGTGCGATATTTTAATTTTTGAGCCTATCGCAAGGCTGCCGAGTGTTGCCATTTTTTGCTTTTTCCTCCTTTGGGAATAGTTCGTTATAATAAGATTCTATATCTTTCAGCAAGTGGTAGCAGTTGCCTCGGGATATATGCCCGACGGTGCTTTGCCACGAGCACTCTATACGCTCCATAGGTAATTTGCCTTGTTCGTTCAGCCGTTTCATTTTGCGGAACTTTCGGCGTATTTTGTGCTTTTTATCGCTCCTGAGTTTCATAATAACCTTACCTGTGTCTGTCAGGTAGGTGTGGAACCCGAGGAAGTCAATTCCGTTACGCAAAGGAAAGATATTTGTCTTTTCGTTAAGCTCAAGCCCTAAATCTTTTACGAAAGCCTGTATTTTCACGAGGCAATCTTGCAGCACGGCTTTGTCTTTATGAACAAGATAAAAATCGTCCATATACCTGCCATACATTTTGATTCCGAGCTTTTCCTTTACATAATGGTCTAACCCGTTCAGGTAAAGCAAAGCGAAAAGTTGCGAGCTCTGATTTCCTATCGGTATTCCAACCTTTCCCTCCGTGCTGTCGATTATCATATCGCACAGCCAGAGAGTATCTTGGCAGGATATAAACCGTCTCAATTTCTTTTTGAGAATCTCGTGGTCTATGTTGTAGAAATACTTTCTGATATCGCACTTGAGCACCCAGCCCTCGGCTGTGCCGTTCTGGCGATAATACCGCAACAAAAAGTATTTCAAACGTTGTAGTCCAAAGTCCGTGCCTTTGCCAACCTGCGAGGCGTAATTGTCGGTTATAAACGATTTCGTTAAAATCGGCTCTAAAACGTTGTCGCAGAGCGAGTGTTGGACGACTTTGTCTTTATAACTGTTACTCATAACAAGCCGTTCCTTTGGTTCGTAGACCTTGAAAACGTTATACGGAGACAGCGTGTAGGTCTTCGTAATAAGCTGTCTCTTTAGCAGTAGCAACGCCTCAAGTAGGTTTATCTCGAATTTGACGGCAGCGTCTTTCCAACGCTTGCCTCTACGAGCCTTGAGATACGCAGCATAGAGATTCTCTAAATCGTAAATCTTTTCGTATTCCTGCATAGATTTCAAAAATTCCTTATCGCATATAGCTATTGCCTTTTCTTACGAAAATGCCTTTGCGTCGATAATCTTGTATTTATCCTTTCGGAAAGGATATGCTCTCCTTTGATTGGTGGAGTGCTGCTTTCGCCCAAATATAGCTACTCGGTCTGACTTTATACCACCAAAGCGGACGCACGCCGTTGTTACCGTTATACGCATTGTTGTTGTTCAAACTACCGTCCGAATTGACATTGCGAACATTGTACGAGTTCGACGAGTTAGGAGGGGCAGAGCATACCCTAAGAGATGTGCTTAATCAACCGTTATGGCTGCTGTTCCGCTTGTCGCTATTCCTCCAAGCGGCAGTCATTCGTTTGACTTCTACGACAAGCCCACTCCAGTATGCTACCGATTTCATTTCGAGTTCGATAGTTTTAAGTTTGTAGGCTAACTCTATCATTGTGTTAAGCAGCTTGCACAACACTATCGCCTCTTTCTGGCACTCGTATCTGGAGCGTCTTTCGGTGGCGTCGTTAATGTCGCACTCGTTTGCTCGGACAAGGTTTTCGTAGATGTCGATAGCGATGTTTTCTATTCTCGCACCTATCGAAAACCTGTATTTCTTAGGAAAATGGTTTGTGTTTGCCGTCATTTTGCAGCTGTGTTCCATAAGGTCTTTCGCTTTTGTAATGACAGCCATTTCCTTAGGGTTGCGTTCGTTTACTTTTAACAATACAGGTATCCTCCCGCCAGATTGCTATTTCCATTTAGCAGTGAGCAGCCGTCAAGATTCGTAAAGACCTTAATATATTGCGTGCCGCCGAGCGTTTCGTGCACCTGTTTTATTTTTTCTGCCGCAGCGGCGTTGTCGTCCACGGTTGCTTTTAACGCCTTAAGTGTCTCGAGCAGTTCAAGAGGGTTAGATACGTTTTTAAGTTTGATTTCGTCCATAAATTACCTCCTATTCAAGTTCCCACCAGACATTATGAAACACGTAACTGCTTGCATATCCTGGCTTAAAAGCTGTAGTGCTGTTAAAATTTGTAATTTTGCCGTTAGCAAACACTCTGCAATACTGAGCTCCCAAAGAGCTCCCAGGCTCCAATAAGATAATTTGCGTGGTCTCTTTTGGTCTGAAACCCTCAGGTATCGTTATTGCTATTGTGTAATTTCCGTTTTGGCTTTTACTCATTTCAAAGTTGAAAATGCACCACTTGCCCATTTTTTGCAGGGAGTTCGTAGAAATGGTGCAGTTTGTTTGAGTAATTCCTGCGGCTCCCGACTTAAAACCCAAATTTGTTAGCCTCGTTTCTATTGTCCCTTTTGATGTGTCGTCGCTTGCGTAAAGTGCTTTTGTTGCAACGGGAGCAGTCGCTCCGCTTGCAAAATCACTTGTCCCGACCGAAGATTTTGTAGCGAGACTTCCTAAGCCAGATATTTTAGATGTCGATATTGCTGCGTTGCTCGCAATATCAGAGTTTGTAATACTGCTTTTTGCCGCCAAACTACCTAAACCGCTTATTTTACTTTTGTCGATAGCGGCGTCGGAGGCAATGTCAGCGTTGCTTATAGTGCTTTTTGCCGCCAGTGAACCGAGTCCCGAAATTTTACTCTTATCTATAGCTGCACTTGACGACACGTCCGAGTTTGTTATGGAGGACTTAAACGCCAAAGTTCCGAGAGCGGCAAACCACTGTTTGATTTTGCCGAAAAGACTCTTTGTCGTGTCTCCCGAGCTGATATTCGAGCGTGTCCCTGTTGCGTCGGAAAATGTAACCTTTGTGTCTCCGATTTCGCCACCTGAGGCTGTGACTTTCTTGTTGAGTTCGGTATAGACACCGCCAGATTTTACAGGCTTGCTACTACCTGACGTCGGCGTATCGTCCCACGAAAGCGTATCCTGTTTCGCATTAAGTTTTGTATTTATTTCCGACTCGGTGTAATACCTATCGTCGTGCGAGTGGGACTCTGGGGCAACGCCGCTTAGTTTCGCATATTCGATTGCAGCAGCCGAATCGACATCGGCATTTTTGATTTTATCCTTAAAAGCGAGTGCCTTAAGACGTCCGAACCAGTTTTTTATCTTTCCAAACAGAACTTTAAGCGTATTTCCGCTTGCCAGATTAGCCGCCGTGCCTGATATATCGGGAAACGTCGTAACGGTCTCGGCTACTTCGCCGCCGTTTTTATCGACTTTTGCGGCAAGAGCCTCCTCGAGCCCGTTTACTTTTTCCATTTCAATGGAAACGATATTTGTTGTATTTGTCGTGTAATACGCTTTGCCGACACGGACAATAAGCTTGCCCTCGAATTTTTCGTCGGTATAACAAACAACCGTTCCACCTGCAGACACAGTAAACAGATTACAAGACGAGAAATTCCCGTTGGCGTCTTTACGTCTGAGGTCGATATAAAGCGACATATCGGAGCCCATACCGTGCATAGCAGGCGGCACCGTTATGTAATATAGCCCGTTAGAGTCGGCATTTTCCGACCACGAGCTTGAAAGAATATTCAAAACATAACTCGGAATATCCGTAATTGCAGGCGACATATAAATGCTTGCCAGATACCAGCCGTCAAGTTCGTCTCCTATAACGGCAGACGACCAGTAATGATAAGTATAAATTTTACCTGCGTCGGGCATCTGATTATCCCAGACTTGAACAGAGTCTGTATTGTCGGGAGTATCTCTTCCCGTGCTTTCTTTGACCTTTTTATTGAGTTCGGCAATGAGAGCAGCGTTGAGATTTTCAGGCGTAGCCCATAAAACAACGCCACGGATAATGCGAGGTTTTACACCGAGCTGCAGGCTGTCTATGTCCTGATTAAGCGATTGAATTGCCAGAGCAACATCTGCTCCGATTGCAGCAATTTTAGACATATCGCCGATATTACCCTCAACGGTCGTTGCACGACTTTCAAGACTATCGAGTCTTCCGTCCGAAATGTTTTTATCCGTCTGATATGTAGATTTATCGACTTTTAGAGCCAAGAAATTATCCGTCTGCGTTTTAGTGTAGCGGTCGTTTATTTTTTCAAGCAAACCGCTGTTGATATCGCCTTGCAAAGCGTCGGCAATGGCGTCAGCATACTCTTTAAGCGTCTTACTTGTTGCCGTTGCCTTGTTCGACGTCGCAAAGCCGTAACACTGCAGGGTTATTTTAGCCGCCAGAGTGCCGTTAGCGATGTCGGAGACGAGGTTGCTTAACTTCTTTCCTGTCCCGTTGTAGCTGTCCGAAATCCCCACTTCAGCGGCTCCTGAGGACGATTTTATAAGCGTCTTGTAATTATTAAACGCCTCGGTAAGCTCCGAAATAAGGCGTGCCTTTTCGTTGATTATCGCCTGTAACGTTGCAAGATTCTTTTTGTCGCCCATATCTGAGGCAGAGTGATACGCAAGCATAATCGTAGCAAAACCGCCGTTAAGAAACGACGCCGTAAGGTCTCCGAGGGAGGTTATCGTTTCGCCCAGATTATCAATACCTACATACTCCTGCCCCGATTCACTCAAGGCGGTCTGAATCTCGTTGATTTTACCTGCCAAAAGTCTGCCGAGGTTATCAAACCACAGCTTAAGTTGTGTAGGTGAAAGACCGCCTACACCGTAACTGGCTGCAACGTTAGGCTTATCCGCAAGAGCTACGACACCTTTTGCCGCAAGCTCTGCGTTAGAAATGTTTGCAAATTGTTTTTTTGCCATATAAGCCTCCTATTGTTTCAGTCTTCCGACCACCTGATAGCGGTAAGAGACATAGTAAAGAGCAAAGGGTTTAAGGTATTCGTCCGAGTATATGTAATACTGCTTTTCAACCCACTGTTTTTCCTTTTCTTTGATAGCGAAAAGGCTTTGCTCGCTTGTGCTAAAGGTAAAGTCCGAAAAGTTCATATCTTCAAACGAGAACAGAGACGTATTGATTCTGGCTATCTGCTGATATGGCTTTTTATTCGTTCTTACCTTTATTTTTGCCGCAGAGTTGCGGAATGACTTTGTTTTTATGACGGTAGAGCGTTTTATCGTGTTTTTTGTCAAATGCGGAATACCGCAGCAGTCCATTTTTGTAGCAGCTCCGCAGTAAATAGTCCTCTCGTCGAAAGAATAATATTGCGTCGGAATCTCGCCGTCCGTGCCTCTTTTATCGAAATTGAACGAGCAAACAACACCATTTTCTGTGCCGAAAAAGATATTGTCAGCCATATTCTTAAGCGTTGTAGCCTGTTTGAATACGCCGCCCGTGTAGTTTCCTTTGCCGTCGCATAAATACGCCTCGTAATGAGTAATGTCGCCAGAAATTATGTCTACAACGGGGTGCACGGTGTAATACACACCGACGGTAAATGTTTCGTCGTTGATAGAGATTTTTACACCCTCGTCAACAACTTCCGTTTCTGCAACGCCTGCATAGTTCGGCTCGTTTACGACAGTTCCCCTGAGGTCTTTCGTTTCGTTTGTGTCAGCATAATATACTGCGTTTGCCAGCTGCAGCGGAATCTCGATTATGTCTTTTTCGTCCTCCGAACAGGTGCAGTGAGTTGCACTTTTACCGCATTTGCGGCACCAGTGGACTTTTGCCCCGACAAGTTCGTCAGACATATACAAGGCGTAGCTGTATTCGGGATATTGATTTTTGTAAACACCGATACCCTCGACGTAATACCATTCATATTGCGGCACACCTATATCGTGCTGATATTTTTGTCGGCTGTCGCCCATAAACATTTTTCCGTCTACAAGCACGAGCAAATAGCCGTTCCACTCTTCCACTATAGCGTGGGAAAGGTTCATATTGACGAGCTTTGCGTCTATAAGGCTGGAACGATGTTCATTCGCACGTTCATAACGCACAGAGAGTTGTCCGACAGCCTCAACGCCGAGACGGGATATAAAAATCGGGTCGTCAAGGAAATTGACGCAGGCACCGAGACAACCTATACCGCTTAAACCTTGTGAGGACGGGTATATTTTAGGCTGTATGTTAGAATCGGTAAGCTGAGCCGTATGGAAATACGTCGAGCCGTCCTGCTGGGTATCGTTTTTTAACACCATTAGCGTATCTGCAACAGTTATCATACCCGTAATCGGTGCAATACCGACACCGTCCTGCATATAGTTCAACACGCCGAAATACGTCGGGTCGATAAACCCAGTCGCATTGTTCAGACCGCAGTAAAAAATATGGTTCGGGTAGTTCGGGTTGCCAGACAAAAACACACGGTTATCGTATATCGTGGCAAGCGTGCACTTTGTTATAAGTTCGGACACGGTGCTTTCCTGCTTTGTAACGCCAGATACACTCGTAAATATTTTACTTGCAGTAATTACGATTCCAGCATAAAATTCAGGATAATAAACTGCAGCCGCTCCGTCCGTTGCTGCGACCTGCACGACCGTTTCAGGTTTTGCAGGAGCCGTCGTAAAAGTAATTTTACCGTTTGCTAAATCTACAGTGTAGTCTATTCCTGCCGTTTTTGTTTCGCCGTAAACCTCTACGCCGACAACAGAATTGAGCTCGTTTTCGTTTAGGTAAAATTCGGTTGTTTTTCCGTCGGCTATAAACGTTGTCTTGAATTTTGGCTGCAGAATGTTTCTTTGTTCGTATTCTTTGCCGATGTCGGCATTCTCTCCGCTGGGAACAACATTTATATACGTTGTCGGGATATACGCCTCGGATAACACGTTTTTAACTGTAAACCCGTCATAGACGAGATAATTTAGTCCGTCGATAATATACAGTTTGTTATTAAAAATAAAGGACGCACTTCTGCGGTCATTCATACCGCTGAATAAGGCGTCGCTCGATTCGATAACGCCCTCTTTGTAGTCGTACAAAAGCCTTTCTCCGACGGCTATTTCGCTGCTTGCATAAGTCAAGATATGCGTTGTCGGGTCATACGAGGAAATTAGAGCCGTGAGGTCGGTTCCGTCTTGCCGTCTGAGAGACACTACGGCGAATACCTTGCTCGGGAGCACTGCTTTATATATCGGAGTTCCGTTTGAAGTCTCAGCCGCCTGAGGCGTTTCTACGGTCTCTGTAGCAACAACGTTTACAGAGTTCGGGTAGTTACCCCACAAATACAATTTATTTCCTGAATGAATTAAGACTTTTGTTAAAGTCTCGTTCTGGGCGTTCTTATGTTTATAGTAGAATATGCCGTGCACGCTGCTTTCTTCGGGTAAAACGACACGACGTCTAAACCCTGCAATGGTTTCAAGGGCTTGCCCCTGTCCCGACTGGTAGTCTCTGAACATATTTACGGCAAAAGCAAGGCGTTGCTCGTGAACCTGAGTGTGGTCGGACGAGAAATCAACGCCTCTGAAATCGCCGTAATACCTGTTGTATGTATCCCTGTCCTGCAGGATATTTTTTGCAGTCTTAAAATTCGCCATAGATTTACCAACCATTTGAATTATTGTACATCACAGGCTTGTTGTCGATATTTCTGCGTTCTATATCGACGGCACGTTCCCTGTAAAGGCTCAAATAATACTCTGATTTAGACGGTTCGTCGTCAACCCAGACATAAGCAGCAATAAGGGTTGGCAGCAAGCTGCAGAGTTCTTCGTCGAGGTCGATAACGGTCTCGTCGTCGGATACAGAGCCAGTATTGACTAACTTCTGAGGGAGTCTCTCGTAAAGCACTTTGAACACGCCCCTTTTGTCATACGGCAAAAGAATAATCGAGTCGCCCTCCATTTGATAGTCTTGATTTAAGATTTTATGCTCGTCGTCTTCCTGAATCGGAGGACAACAAAGAGCCAAGAAATCGCTCGCAAGAGAGCGAATATTATAGCGAGTATAAGGCTCATAGGCAGGGATATCGTTCTCTTCGGCACTGCGTAAATGTTCATACATAGCGATATTACGCACCGAATACAAGAACTCTCCCGAGAATCTGAGTCTTACCTGTCCGCTAACGTAGTTCGCCCCGTCCTTGATAAAGCCTTTATATGAAATAAAAGCACCTGTAGACGAAAGCATTATTTGCTGAATAATAGACCAAGAGCCGCTGTTTGCGTCCTGTTTTTCAATATAAGCGACGCCGTTACCGTCTGCCTCGAAATAATACGCCTTAGCGTCGGTTACCTCAAAATCGAGGTCTTCCGCTCGTTCTATCGGAGTAAACGTAGATTCCGTTACCAAATTTTTGAGAGGTTTATGATTAAGCACGTAGTGGCTTACTACAGGCTTGATTTTGCAAACCTGTAGTAATGCCCTGTTTGCTGCGTAAAAGAATCTCTCGTCTTCCTCCAAAGAGTCCTCAAAGCCCAGCTGAGCTACTGACTTGTAAAGCTCAAAGACTTTCATAGACACCTCCTGTAGACGTTAAGATTTTAGAGAGCAGTTGCTCCAGAAACCGTGCTCTCGCCTGTAGCGTTGACGATAAGAGCAATGTGTTTCCACGTGTTGAAACCGATACCGAAACGGCAATAACCATTCCAGAAATAGTTTCTGGTGTGCTTGTCGATGTCGCTCGTGATGTCGAGAGGAACTCTGTTGTAGAACATATTGCCAAGCAGGTTTTCGTTTGCCTCGGAAGACATAATCATAAACCTATCGTCAGTGGTTTCCCAACCGTCAAGAACGACGATAGTCCAGTTGCCGTATTGAGTGTTGATATCGTTGTTGTTGCTGCCGACGGTTCTTTCGGAGCCGACCACTTTCTTTGCGAGAGCCTCAAGTTTCGGTCTATTGCAAGGAATAATGAGCGTGTCCGCAACATATTCCATAACTTCGCCGTTTTCGTCTTTGAAGTTGCGGAGTTTGTTTGCTGCAACGCCGAGAGCCTCTTCGAGCTTATCTGCTGACGCCGAAACCGCACCGTAGAAATAGTTGCTCTGGGTTTTGCCTTTCATTTTGTCGGTCGCATACGGGTGGGCGTTGCTGAACAATGCTTTGCCGTCTGCGGTAGAAAGGTCAACCTTTGCTCCGTTAAACGTCATACTGGTTGCCGTGCCGTTAATAAGAGCCTGAGCGGCGATTTTGATACGGGTCTTGTAGTATGCACGAACAAACTTGCGAGGTTTGTTTTTGAAGTTGGTACCCATACCGAATTTTGCGTCGTCCGCCATTTTTCTGGTAATGGTAAACTCTTTCGCAAATTCGATGTGGCTGATAGTTTTGTCGAACGTCTTTTCGACGCTGTCGTTTTCAGCTCCCTGACCCTCTTCCTTACTCTTGAAAGTATCGAAATCGGATTCGCCGATAACGGTTTCCGCATAGCGGTTAGATTTTTCTACGTTGTAAAGAAAATCGAGAATCGACTTTTTCTTTTCGCAGATATTGGACTCCTGTTCGATAAGTGCTTTAATCGGGTGTTCAAATTTACCGAACATAGGGTCGTTTTTGCCCGACATAGCACTGTAGATAAAGTTACTCATAGATGTAAACCTCCGTTAGATTCTTACGACAACTTTGTCGCCTGCAGCGGTCGCACCGTTCAATGAAACGATAGTGACAACGCCACTTGTTTTCGTTGCAGTTACCTGCAAGCCGTCGGTATGAAGAGTAACCTTATCTCCCTCAACAATTCCCGTGGGTGCCGCTTGGATAGGAACTTCATACACCTGATTCGATTCGACTCGGCAAACGGGACACTTTCTATCGGTGTCGCTCGCTCCGATGTCTTTCATTGCGATAAACGCAGGAGCCGTAGTGGCACCGCATTTCGTAAGTTTTCCGCTTGAAAGAACGAGAGCCTCGCCGTATGAGACAGCCTCTTCGGCAGTCACTTCGTAAAATTCGGGTTCAGGCACGTTCATTCTTGCGTTTTCGATTTTTTTAAGATAGAACATAACTTTTTACTCCTGTTTATTTAGATTGTTTATAGAGCTTTACCAACTCTTTGTCTGACAACGTCGGGAAAAGGTCTCTCCACGTTGCAAGCTCTTTTTTTGTCATTGTAATAGACGTATCTTTACTGCCTTTTGGCACCGACGACTGCAAGTGTTTTTTTGTCTCGTTCAAAGACTTCTGCTTAGCCGCATTGGCAGCGTTTTCCCTGAGTTTATCGGGGTTTGCGGCAGCATACGCTTGTTTCGGTGCAATACCCAAATCTCTGTAACGCCCAAACTCGACGAGATTTTCTATCTCGTAAATTGTTTTTACGTTGGCAAGCTCTGGATAATATTTTTTGAGTTCCGCAAGGTCGGCGGCGGCTTTCTTCTCAAACTCCGCTTTTTGGAGAATCTTTTTAGCCTCGTCGGCTTGTTCGGTCTCCTGTTTCTTTTTACGGTAGTCTTCGACAGAAATATCGTCCGCCTCCGCAGCGAGGGACTCAAGCCCCTCTAACACGTTTCCCGTGTCTTTTACGCCGAGCTTAGAAAGGGTCTCCTTGCCTTGAGCTTTCAATTTTGTCAATTCCTGCTCAAGCTCTGCAATTCTCTTATCTTTCTCGTCGGTTGCAGGCTTGACTACTTCCGTTTCGGTGTTTTCTTCGTTGGAGCCCTCGTTCTCGTCGGAATTATTTTCGCCGTCGGTTTCGTCCTGCTCTTCCTCGTCGTCGGCAGCGTCTTCTTCGTCTTCGGCGTCCTCGTCGATAACGTCGGGAATAATGATGTTGCCGTCTTCGTCATACTCAAACTCGTCGTCCCTCTCGTCGTCGAGATTGTCTTCGTCTACGATTTCCTCGTCGTCGGAATCGGTTTTATCGACTTCGTCTACGTCGAGTTGATTGTTTTTTTCGTCTTCCATAATCGTTTATCCTCCTGATTGATTTTTAGCAGCTGCTGCGACTTATTTTTTCTTGCCGTCTCTAAGGTCGCTACCTTTAACAACTGTAGATTTCGGTTGGTCGGTCTGAGGCTTAGGTGCCTTGATAATGCCGCCCTTGTTGGTTGCAAATCTGTTGCTCGTGCAAGGTTTCATACGCTCGATACCTCCTTGTTGGAAATTTTTGAGAAAAAGAGCCCAAACCACTTAGTGGTAAGGGCTCTATCTCTCGGATTTTGGCACAATGTTCTTAATTTTTTATTCAGTTTTTACTTCCCACAGCTTGCCGCATTTCCTGCACTTAAATGTAAGGCTCGATATGCGGCTGCCTTTAGGTATTCCTACCCGAGGGAGTTTCTCGTGACAATGAGGACAAACGATTTTCGTAACTTCAGATTCCACAGTGGGAGTGATTTTCAACATACTCCTTGCCTCCTGTAGATAATCTTAGCATAGATTAAAGTCTGTTTAGTCACTATTTATTCTTTTTACTCAGGCTGCCGACGCCAGAGTAGAGTGAACTACGGTCTATTTTGCCGTTTTTTACTGAAAAACCACACTCTGCGGCTATTTTTGCTTTTTCGGCTTGCGTTGCTTTTAAGCTCAATATGTATTTGAGCAAAATAATTTTCGCTCGCTGTTCGCTGTAACCTTTATAATCGCCGTCCTGAATCGAATAGCCTCTGTAGCACATTATAAGCAATCTTTCTCCGTCCGACAGGCTCTGTTTAAGCAGATACGCAATAGTTTTTTTCTTTCTCGAGCCAGAAATTGTATTGCCTTTAGAGTCGACGTCTGACGCAATCTCCGAAAGTCCCGAGAATACAACGGCAAGTTTTTCTATCGTTATATAGCGAGATAGTTCCCCGAGCGTATTATTTGCGTCTTGCCCGACTAAATCGGATATAGCCTGATAGTAGAAAGCGTCATATATGCTCTTTATGGCTTTTGCTTGTTTTTCTTCGCTCAGTTTGCCGTAGCCACTGCTTGCAAGTAGTTTTTCAATGTAGCGGTTTGCCTGCGAATATATCGACATAAAACGCCTCTTTTGAACGTCGTTCATTTCTATGTCGTTTCCGTCGTATCTGATAGAGTCGCCGATAGACCTCGGGAGAATCGAATAGCCTTTTGCATACAAATCACTTAGTTTTTGCCTCGTTTCTTCGTTTACCATATCTCCAATTCTTTGATTGTAGATAAGGCTCATAATATACGAAACCATTTCTGCGTCGTCGTTCTCAAGTGCTTTGTTAAGGTCGGAAACATAGTTTTTCTTGTAAAACCGATTATCGATTTTGTATGCCGAAACAGGACTTACCCTCTTTGTGAGACCGTATGCAATGTTGTAGATGTTCCTCGTCGGCACACCAAACATCTGTCCGAGTGAATACGAGAGGTTTTTAACGCCTTTTGCAATATCTTGCTGACTTGCGTCGCCTGAAACGAGATTTTTCGCCGCCTCTACAAGGTTTATCGAACTATCAAGCAGGTCGTTTATGGACGAGTAAGCGTAGTTAGAAAAGTCATACCCCTGAGCGATTCTTGCGTAAATATCTTTGATTACAGGTAAACCGCCGATAAGGTTGCCAAGAAAGTCTATCAAAACCGTCTGAGCCGTGCTTTCGTCGTCTTTTTTGTCCTTATTGTAAAGCCAACTAAATAGCTGTGCGATTGCTGCCATAAATAACGCCGACGTTACAAGCGACGTAACGGACTTCCTGACTTTCCTATTTGCAAGTTTTATACTTTTCTGCAATGTTGCCCTGACGTCTGCATTCGACGTTACTTTGAGTTTCGCTTTAAGCGTAGATAACTCGCCGATAGAGTCGATTACGCGTCCAACAACTTTCATACTGTCCGCCGTAAACATTGTCACAGTTCTCAATATTTCATTGCCAGAACGCATTGCAGCTGACCTTTCCGTCGCCACAGAGTTTTGCTGCGTTTCCAGAATAACACGTCTCAAAAGCTGTCCTGCGGCTATTTTGTTTGCCTCAGCTCCTATTTTTGCCCCTCCGTTTTTAGCGACCTGCACTTGACACGCTCCAAAAAGCCTGCAAACTACAAATCTATCCATTTTACCGATAGGAGCCATAAGCACGTCGGAAACCTTACCGAGCTTGTCTAAAACACCCTGAGCCAACGCAGCCGTATTATCGTTGTTTCTGAGCTTAGCCAACGAGCAGTATGTATCGACGTCTTTTGCCGAGATAAACATACCTTTCGTTATGCTGTCTGCGTCAAGGATACTCGACGAGGCGAAAAGTGAGGATAACTGTGTTACCCAGACTTTCGGGTTTGCTCCAAGCTGGAATTTAGCGTAGTTACCACGGATAAACCCGAGCACTTTGTTTCCCTCTCCAGACGACGTGGGAATACCCTGTATGTCTGATATAAGCTTAGAGAAATATTTATTGCCTTTCGCCCACGTATTTGCACTTTCTGTAGCAACGCTTACGGGTTTGTTCGGGTTGCCAGACACATCGAGGTTGAAAATTCGATTGTATGTTTCTATAGCAGGAGACAGGAACGCATACTGACAAACAGCGTGAATATGCCGCTTAAACACCGTGTCGGCAGACTCTATAAAGAGTTCCTGTTTTGCACCTTTGACGGTGTCTTTGTTGAACGACGAATTGCTTACTCTGTCAATTTCGCCCTGAATATCGGACGTATCAACGTTTTTGGCAATATTGCCACGGCGGATAGGATAATAATAGTTCTCGGTTGCGTTCGTAAAGCCAAGACGTTGCATATCTCTGTCAGCTTTTAATTTCTTTGCGTCGTTATTATACGCCTGTTCGAGAATGGCAATGTATTCCTTGTCGGCAGCCGACAAAAGACTTTCTATTTTCTTTTGTTCTTCGACAACCCTAAAATACAGTTCTGCATCTGTTTCGATATTTGGAGCAAAGCCGTCAACACGAACACGTTTTCCGTCCGTATCGACATAAGCAAAGCCGTTTTGAGCAAGTCCTGCCTGAGCGTGTTGTCTCTTAAGAGTCATATACAAACCGATAAGAACAGACCTCGGGACATCTTTGCCGCCGTAAGGCACAGTTTCTTTAGTGATTTGAGCAAGATATTTCTTGTTCTTTTTCATAAAGGTGTCGTAGTTCGACATTATCTCCATTTCGGCAATCTGAGAATCTACTGCGGCGTCTCTGAGTTGCTGCAGCGTCTCGGTGTAAAACCCGTTAGGTTCATACATATCCATTCGGCGTGCGACCGTCATAGGGTCTCCGAACGTCTGCATATACGTTGTTCCTGCGAGCTTTCTGAATAACCCGACTTTCAGCTCAGAGTTTGCGTGTATGGTGTCAATATACTTTGTCGCCTCAGGAATAGCCTCAACCCACTTACCGTTTTTGTAAACTTTATTAAAGTTCTCAACGTATTTCGTAAAGTAAGCCATTACATTGTTAAGTGTGACGAGTTCCTCTTTTGTAAAGCGTTTATTTCCAGCAGAAAGACTGTCAAGCATATCCGCAACGCCTTGTTCGTATGTATCTGCAAGAATCGGGTTATCTGTCGTGTACCACGTCCTAAGGTCTGCTAATATCTTACGGGTACCTGCAATATTGAAGTTCCCTCTGTTTTTGATACGAGCGAGCCCCTCGATAGAGCTTTTGAATACGTCGTTTTTATACTGTGTCGAGTTTAAGAACGTGCCGAGCTTAAGGTCTCTCATACGCTGAGCCTTGTCTACCACGCTGTTTACGAGCCTATTGTAGCTGTTAGCCTCTCTAACTTGCTGTTTAAGGCTTTGTATTTGTGTCGTGTATTTCTCAACAAGTTTTGCGTATTTCGACTTTGTGCCCTTATTGTCATAGGCAAGCAAAATATCTCTTGCAATATCTTGACGGAGTTTTTCGAGCTGTTCCTTTCCTCCATAGTCTTTGAGTCTTTGCTGCTGCACACTCTCTTGGACGTCTCGCCTTGCCGATTCATACATATCGACCATTTCAAAGAACATATCCGCCTCGTTCCAGCCGCTTAAGAATATTGCGTCGCTTTCTAATGACTGAGCGAGCGTATCAGGAGCAATTCCCTTTTCGCCTTTTGGAGCAGCCCAGAGCAAGTTGATAGTATTTTTATTGTCGTATCTGTGTTTTATCTCTGACTGAATACCGCTCAAGTCCATTTTGTGCATATAATAACGCAACACCGAGAGTGTCCTCATAGACTCAGAGACAGTTTCAGCAGCATACATATCCGACAGAGTAGTATTATCAATGAGGTAGTCTGCAATTTTTAACGCAACGCCGATTCTATACCCCTCTTTTACGGTATTGAGTTTCTTGAACAGGTAATCGACGACCTCAGCTCTGTTTTTACCAGCAAGAACACCGTATTTCCCGTCGTCAAACGTAAGGCGTTCGTCCATAATAGCACTTATAACAGACTCTGCGTCCGAACGAGAGTAGACTTTCATAGCCGTGTTGTTTGCAGCGAATTTAGCTCTTTGTCCTGCCGTATAATTACCTCTGACGTCTCGGTCGGAATCGTCCAAAGCAAAGCGTATATCGCTATTTACTGTCGGCGTTTCGTTGGTCGTTAGCTTAATTTGCTCAGGAGAGAACGCAATGTAAACATCTGACAACCCCACTCCATACTTTGAACTATCGTCTACGTTTCTAACAATAATACCGTCATTACCATTTTTGATAGCCTGCTTGAACAATTCAGGATAAACTTCATAATGATACTTTTTTTGTGCGTCGGCAATTAACGGGTTGACAAGATTCAAATAAACCTGACGAACTTCTCCTCCCGTATCATAGTCAACATCATACAGAATTTCAAGTATAGATTTGCCGTCTACCTTAACATTACGGAATTGTTTTTCAAGTTCTTGCCTCTTTGTTGTATCGGTTTCTGCAAGAATTTGCTTTTTTAACGATTCCCTTTTTAATTCATATTCTTTTACTCGAGGGTCTCTATGATTGTCCTTAGCATAACCTTTTGCGTTTTTCAGATTTGTTGTAAAGTAGAACGCCTTACCGTAATCTGTCCCAGTTTGTCTGCTTTTATCATACTCAAAAGTGTAAAAGTCTCCATTAGAAGTGCCGTGGTAAACCATAAGGAGCCGTCCGTCACCGTCAACAACCTTGCTATTCGAGAAAAATTCTCTTTGTTGCGTGGACAGTTTTTTACCTGTAGAATCGGTATCTGGCAGAGCGAATCTTGCCGAGTCGATTTTTCTGATAACATCTTGCCGAGTCGTCCCGTTACTTGCGTCATAAAACTCATAAGGAATATGTTTACTTTTCAGTTTTGAAACAAGCTCCGTGCTTGAGTTTTTAGGTAAAACAACACTAACTATTTCAGATAAACCGACAGCCCTGCGAGGCTTTGCCTCAAAATATGTCGTCGGAATATGCTGAAGAACCTGAAATAAAGCGAATACTTTGTTTGCTATACTGTCGTTAAACTTATATCCGACGTCATAGCCTTTCGTTTCTTTCGCAAATTTCCTTTTGATATTCTCAACATTAAGAGGTGTTACTGTCGCACATTCTCCCAAAATATTGCCTACATCATCTCTACGAGTCTGATTGCTCATAAAATCGCTGCTTGCCCCTGCAATTTCAGTTACGATTTCGTCATACATTTCGTATGTTTTGCTGTTGAAAGCCTCGATTTCCTCGTCAGATACGAGCTTGAGATAATCTTGTGCCGCCCGTATAGATTCAATGCTGTCAAACTGAACGGAAAGCTTTGCAGCAAGAGCTCCCGACGTCATACCGCCTAAAAACGCATTGCCCTCCTGCGAGCCCTTAGACATAGCCTTGACAATATTTCCGACTGTATATGCATAATGCCGTTGCTCAAACGAACGACGGTTTCCATACCTATCAAAAGCGTCGGAATCGTTATAAACGCCTTTCTTTTCAAAAGTGTTTTCTACCTCATTCCAGAGCCACGAATAAAAGTCTTCCATATCCGATATGCTATCTCTGAGTTTTTTCTCCGTAGCAGCGTCGTCAAGAACATCTTTAGGTCTGTTTTTGTTATAAAAGTCTTCAGACAAGAATAGCAGTTGCGAAACGTCCCCGTCGTCGTAATTGCTTTTCGCTCTTTCGTAACACGACTCGAACGTTGTTTCTGGCTTACGTCTTTTCAAGAGCCTGTAGTTCTTTTCTGCTTTGTAGTTTATATACTTTTCTAAAATTTCGGCACGTTGCTCGGCTGTTATATTATCTCTTGTAATATTTTCGGTTATTCCGACCGCTTGAAGTAAAGCCTGTGCCTCAGAGCGAGTGAACGACTGCCAGCCCATTGTAAAGCCACGTTCGGCGTATATCGGGCTAATATCTGCACCTTTTTCTTTTAGATATGCAGCCATTATTCCTGCGTTGTGCGTTGCTAATTCGCCTACAGTTTTCTTGTTGTAGTTATAATCTTCGATAACGTATTCGCCAGCACCGTTTTTGTATCTACCGTCAAAAAATCTGTCTACGTCATAACGATAGCCGCTATACTCGCCAACCTCACCTTGCAGTTCGCTTATAAGAGAATCGACAGCCTCTGTTTTGAGTTTTACGTCCGTTGACGGAGCAGTAGGCGTCCAAGCGTCCCTATCGTAAACAACGTTTCTACTATCAACCTCTGGGTCAATAGTATTCCTTCCGAAAACTATCGAGATATTGCCGTAATTCTCGTGTGGTAAATCAACTTTGGTAACGGCAATGGACGGCATAGGAAAGCCTCCAAGTTGCAAAACCCTTAGGAGGTTTTGCTCTGACAAGTTATGTAAAGCAACAAGGTTTTTACCTTGCTCGCTGTCTACGGTTATTTGCTCGTCGCCAAGTTGTAGTGCGTATCGTATATCGGGAGAGGTTGTTGGTCTTGCGTTAGCGGTGTCTTTTATCTGATTTTGCTCCCACGCAACATAGAAACTTTCTCCATTACGCAAATCAACCTTAACACCGTCATATCCAAGAACTTCCTTAATAGCAGCGTGAAACTCGTTCGGGAAATAACCAAACATCGAATTATCTGCAAAACTGCCTATTTGAGTCATTTGAGCAGCAACTTCTCTAATTACAGATTCTGTTGCTCCCTCAGTCCAAAAACGCTCGCTCCAGTCTCCGAGCGGACTGTTATCCGTGCTGTAAAGTTCAGGGTGCATTTTAAGTATTTTATACGCCTGCGTTTTAGTCAGTGAACGGCTATAAAACTGGTCTAAGCCGCCGCCACTGTCAGTCATAGTGATAGTGAACGGCTTTTTAATATTCAGATACACGTCTAATACTCTACTGCCGTAGTTTTCAGCACCGCCTTTATCTGTAGTGAAGTAATAACCTGCCCCAAACTGGTCTATACCTTTGCCAACAAGCTCTTTGTTGAATGTATAAAACTCATTATTCGTCCCGTGATAGACAACTTGTAAGTTGCCTTTACTGTCTACTACTTTGCTGTCGCTAAAGAATTGACGTTGTTGTTCGGTAAGCTTTTTACCTCTGCTATCTATCTCAGGAAGAGCATATTTTACATTTTTTGGCGTTTTCGCCTGCTTAATGTTGACTTTTTCTGTGTTTTCGGATATACTATGAGTAGTGGAGTTTCTGCCGCTCGTTTCGGACGTTCCTGCAAGGGTTACTGCATTTGCTGACGGTGTACGACCTCCACTTTCATTGATTATCCAAGCACTCTTAAGCGTAAGGGTGCTTTTTTTAGTGGAGGTAACTGTTATTGCTATATTCCGACCGTCTAAACGTTTTTCAAAACGTAATGCCGTTCCATTATTATCGCTAACCAAAGAAACATCGTCGGGTGTGATAACTGTTTCGAGAACATTCTCGATATTTGCAAAAGTAACAGCCTTTTGTCCTCTGGGAGCTTCTACATTTACGTCCCCGTGACCGTCAAAAATGTGGGCAATATAATTGCTTGCGAGAACAAAATCATAATTTTTTATGTCAACGCCAGTTTTTTTGAAAACCAAGTCTGCCGTTGTGTCACTTATCGTGCCGATATGCAAGCGTTTTACGGGAGCCAGCTTATTTGCAGACTTAATAAACTCCGAAATTTCGTTGTAATCACGAGAAATAGTATCATATTCTCGGCTTTCAATATGACGTTTACGTGTCTCGCTATATTCCCCGAGTGTCTTCAAGGCGTCTGACAATGCCATACGGGAACTATCCGCCGCCTCAGAGATTTTTACAGGCTCAAAAGCGTTGTTATGCTGATTTTCTGCCACAAAAGAGTCAAACATCTTTTTGTATTGCTTGTAAAGTTTCTTTGCAGCACCAGACAACCGTTCGTCGGAATTATATTCTGACGACGATTTTTTGAAAAACGACAATATTTTTTGTTTGAACGACGGTTTTTCTTCAGTTAATCTTTTAAGCAGTTTTTTATTTTGGAGCTGCCCCTCGGCAAAGTGAGCGTTAATTTCGTCTATAATCTCAACTGTGCCGCCGTGCCCTGCCTCAACATAGCGTTTAATGATAGTCTCTTTTTCGGCGGCGGACATTTTTTCAACGCCGTCCATAAGAAAGACCTTGCCGTCTGAGGTTGTAAATATGGCGTGAGTGAGCTCGTGAATAAGTAAACGCTCCTGACTGCGTTTTGCCTCAGGGTTTACATAAATCGAGTTTGTCTCAGGAAAATATACACCGTCTGCATAAATTGCGTTTCCGCTTTCGTCGGTGCCGACCTTTAGAATTTCGATGTCGCCTACTTTTGCCTGTTTGTCAAAACTGATATTTATTCCTGCGTGAGCAGCTACTCGAGCATAAGAAAGAGAGTCCGCCTCGCTTATTCCTGCGGCTCTGGCTTGACGAATCACACCACGCACAAGGTTTTTATTTGCGTCGCTAAGCTTAGAATATGCAGAGATGTTCTCCGCTGCATAAGCGTCTATTTCCGCCGCCTGACGGCTTTCCTCCGTCGTTATAGTCTCAACTGCGGCTGTGTTTACAACAGAATCAACTTTACCTCTGATTTCGGTAAGCCTTTCGTTGACTTGCTGCAGGGTAAGAGGCTTTGAAAGCTTGCCCGATTCATAGTCGTAGATACGATATGAATCGCCGTTTTTTATTACCGCCATATCAACGCCGCCCTGCGTATATCTGGTTACGCCGTCTTTCTTCGCTGTAAACTTCTGAGGAATTTTGGCTTTGGCCTTTTGCACATCAACAGCGTCGGCGGCGGCTTTTATATCTGCATTTGTGTGTTGTTCTGTCTGATACTCTTCAATTCCACCACGTTCGGCAAAAGCAACGATTTTTTCTTTGAATTGTTCGTTTGTGAGACCTTGCCAGTCGACTATATCGAGCTTTTCCGCCACCGAGTGGAGTTCTTCTTGCGACGCAGTCTCTATAAACCTGTTGAGGTCTACCTGAGAGCTTAAAGTTTCGCCTCTAAGCGTAGCTGCCTCAAATTTCTTTGTATCCATATAGAGCTGTCCCGTAGCGTCAACCACGGCAAGCGTTCTAAGGATATTATTTGTTTTTAGAGCTTTCGCATAAGATTTCGGGTTGTTCGTGTCGATTCCTGCACGAATTTGCTCGGCTGTATATGTAATAGGCTTTCCCTGAGCGTCCGTATAACCATAAGTATTGAGACGTTCGGCAATAGCGTCGGCGTTTGCAACGATTCTTGCGGCATTTTTTTGAACCATAGGCTCAAAGACGGTATAAGTATTTGCCCTCTCAAGGTATCCGAGTAGCATTTTTTGCTTAACCGTTCTAATTTCGCCGTCGGTCTTCTGCATACTTGTCTGGAGTTCGTTAAGTATATTCTTAACAGCCCCGAACGACTCGTATTGGTCGGTATAAATATCGCTATTTGCAATATTTTCCGCAGTTGTTATAACGTCGGTAGCGGTTCCTTTATTGACAATGTTATTGCCCCTAATGGTATTCGACGTATTTCGCACAGTAGCGTCAAAACCGCCCATAATAGCACCGCTAAGACCGCCGATAAGTGCAGCATAGCCGATTTCCTGAGCAGTTGCGTTCTTAGCCTCAGGGTCGTATGTGAGACGTTTCCAATAAGGGTCGAGAAACTCCGAGAGCCCCTCTTCAAAAGCCTCGCCGACAAAGCCCTTAATGATTGCTTTCCCAAATGTTTCTCTTGCTGCGGCTTTAGCTGTTGTTTTTGCGACCTCTTTGCCGAATGATTTAGAGATATTCTTGACGATAGCACCAGTACCAGCACCGATACCAGCCGAAAGTCCCTCGACGGCACCCTCGGTAATACCACTTAAAGCCCCGTAACCAAATTCTTTGCCGCCAAGCTCGCCCGTCTCTCTATAAGCCTCTTTTGTGGCGTTACCAGCAGCTCCAAGACCAGCGACAACGCCAGAAATAATACCTGCCGACACACCAGAAAGCGAACCGCCAGAGAAATAAGCAATAGCAGCTGCGGCGGCAACGCCAGCAATGGCAGGCAAGCTCGTTCCGATACCGCCAGCAACATCTCCTGCAACTTTCCAACCGTCGGACGGGTTATACCATTCGTCTGCGTGACCGTAATTAACCCAGTCGTTAGCAAATTGCCGTTCAGCCCAATCGTCGGCACCAAACAGTTTTGCAAGACCGCCTGCAGTGTAGTCCCAAATACCCTCAATTCCACTCAAAAAACCGAGACCTATCTTTTCCCCGAGATAGCCGAGACCGCCAAAAAAGCCACCATTATTCTTTTCTCCCTCTGCAGCAGCTTGAGCAGCTCTTGCTTGTTCTTCCGCCGCCTGTTGTGCATAATTCTGCAGCTTACCGAGGGTTGATGTACTTTCTTTTTTGGACGCAACACCTACCGAAGTAGGTGCTACGCCTCTGTTATTGTTGTATTGTGCGAGTTTTGAAAGTGTAGACATATAAATCTCCTATCTTGAGGGTTATTTCTTATTGTTTTTAAGATAATCGGCGATAGCGTCCTCGATTTTGCTGTGGTCGCTGATAACATTTCTCCAGCCTTTCTTTGTGTAGATATACATTTTACCTGCATATACGACGAGGGTTCCGTTGCTCGGAGCTCCCGTTCCGCCTGTGGCGTGTTTGTTGAGAGCCTCTTTTGCGTTCGGGTCTGTGACCTCGTCTCCGCAGAGTAAGTCGTATTCTTTCTTTTTGTTTCTGGAGCCTTGACCGATAGTAATATCGATGTCGTCGTTCTTGCGTCCACTTCCGAGACCTTGAACATAAACGGTAACGCCTTTGGCGTTCTTCTCGTTGAGTTTTGCTTTCAAGCTGTCATATTTTTCTTTAGATAGCTTTCCTGCAGCATACATATCGTCGAGTTCCTTATTTGCCTCGGCAAAATCGTTAATGGAGCCCGCAAAATTGCCGCCGTAATCTTTGCCGACAAGCCCAGAAATCGCCGCCTCTTGACCTCTACCGTAAATATCCTGATACTCGCTCTGGGAAATTTTCTTGTCAGCATAGAGTTTGTCAGCGTTCTCGAGAGTAGCCTCAATAGAGCCGTAGTCTCCGCTTTCCATACTTTCCTCGATTTTCTTTTTTGATTCGAGAGCGACTTTATTGTTGTATTTTTCCTTGAGAGAGTCGTATTGCTCTTTAGAGATGTAGTCGAGTTCAAGCAGGTTGTCGAGATAGTCAGACTCGAGTTCAGAGCCGTATTGGTTGATGTTATCGATAGCACTTGCGTAGTTTTCGGAATACTTAGACTGCTTGTATTTGTCGGCTGCGTCGGTAATACCTGCAATATCGCTTTCGGATAAGCCGTATTTCGTTGCAAGCTCTTGTAGTTGCTCTTTAGAGTAAGAGCCGTTGTTTGCTTGCGAGAGCAATTCTGCGTAAGCAGCCTTTCTTTCAGCCTCTTCCTGTTCTGCTTTTGTTTTTGCCTCTTCGGCTTTTTGTTGCTGATACTTAGCAAGTTCGCCAGCGTTCTGATTGACGTTTTGCTCATAGCTGAGCTTTGCATTAAGTTTATCGCTGTTAGCCTGTTGGTCGGCAGCGAGTTTTGTCTGGTCGGCAGTATATTGAGCGTCCCTCTTGGCGGCGGTCGCAGTTGCGTTTGCGGCTTGCTGTTCAGTTCGCTGCTGAGCATAAGCCTGAGCGTTCAGATATTCTCCGTATCCGCTACCGCTTAAGCCCATATTTTGCATTTGCTCACCTACTTTGCCGTATTGAGACAAGTTTTGAGCGTAACTGGAACGAGCGTCAACGTTAGCACGTTCTCTTTCCCTCTCTGCGTTCTGTTCTGCCTGTATCCTTTGATTTTCCGCCGCCTGCTTTGCAGATTCTGCATTTTTGTCAATAGCCTCTACGGTGCTGTTATACGTATTTTTGTAGGTGTCTGCGTTCTTTTGGAGCCATTGTTCGTAAGAATCGACGGGTTCGGTCGTAGTTTCTGGCGTTGTTGAAATAGTCGGCGTTGTAGGAGTCATATTCCCTGCCGCCATACCAGCATTTGCATAAGTCGGCGTAACGGGCAGCAGACCGTCTTTCGGGAGTGGTTGACCTAAACCGTTTACATTCTTAAGATAACTCGTATCGACGTTAAGACGTGTTTTTTCGGGGAGTGTCGGTGCCACGGGTTGAGGAGTGTAGAACGTTTCGGTGTCTACAGGTTGCCTTGTTCCGATGTTCCCCTCATAATCGAGGTTTATAGGTTTTGTTTTTGTCACTTTTGATGTAGATATAGAGTCTTTAAGTTTTCTCATTGCTTACTCCCTCCCGTAAGTTTTTCGAGGAGATATTCCTCATATCCTTTTCTACTGTCAACCTCTTTTGACAAGCCGTCAATTTGTGTCTTCATTTGCTGCAATTCTTGCTGACGTGCAATTTCAGCTTTAATACGCTCGACGTTATCGTGTGCCCACGGATAATGAGCCATTTCCTGATTCTGCCAGAATATGAGTTGTGTCTGAGGTAATGCAGGGTCTCCGTATGCACCTTGCTGGAAGTTTGCTCTGTTTTCCTGCCAGAGCGTCTCTCTCGATTTTTCAACGTCGATTGTTGCGTCCGTAGAGAAGAGATATTCGTCGTTGTAGTAATACTCGCCTGCAGCGTCTCTCTCAATAAAATCGTAGCGGTTGAACATATAATTTTGCCGCCTGCCCTGAGCGTCTATGTAGGTTGCTGGTCTTGGTTCGTCGGCATAAGCAAGATAATACTGAAAGATTATTTGGTCGATTTCTGCATAAGCAGCATTTTTCATTTGTCGCTTACTATCGAGACGTCCTGCAGCCTGAGCTACCTGTATCTGCTTTGCTTTGCCGCTTTGAGCAGAACTGTCATACTGCCCCTGATAGCTGTCGGTAATACCGAGCAGTCTTTTTGCTTGGTCGTAAAGCCTGTCCGACTGCTGAACGTCACGAGATATATCCACCTGTAAATCGACTCTACCGAAAAGCTTATAATTAGCTTGTGTTGCCTTAAAAACTTTCTTCCAAAGACTGTTATCGAGGTCTCCTGTAAACCCCTCAGGGACGATAGGATAAACGCCGCTACCGAGCAATTTCTCAAGGATACGGCTTTCTATCTTGTTTATTGCCTGCTGCTGCGGTCTGATAAATTCGCAGTCAGATTGCCCGAGCAGGTTATCTTCTTCTGAGGTGTTTTTTCTGATTACCACAGGTAAAATATTGGGCGTGTAAAACGGTAGTTTTGTCTGTTCAGTCTTCGGAATAGGCACGTCTTGCATAATTGGCAAGCCGAGGTCGTCAAATGCCATTTGTCCGTTATCGAGATAGAGCGGCTGTTTTTCGGTAGTCATTTCTACCTGCCCGTCCTTTATTACGGTGCTCATAGCAGGAATCACGTTGCCGTCCGAAAGGTGCACGTCTTCGATAAGCTCCTCATATTCTTCGTTGAGAGTCTCGTAAACAGGCTTATCGCAGGTGCAGAGTTCCTCTCGTTTTCCGCACTTTTTGCAGAGTTTACGTTTTCTTGCGTAATAGTCTTCAATGTCAAGCAGTTCAGTGTCTCCGCTCCAGACATACTGGCAAACCTTATCTTCGTCATTTTTGTAATAACAGACGTAAAGCGTTGCAGTTTTATCGTCCGCACTTTCTTCAGACTCTGTATCTTCCGCCACCGTAGGGGAAACGCCATATTTACGGACTATTTCCTCTTTTGTTGTTTCAAACTCGATAAAGCAATATTCCATATCCTTGACGTCATAAATATTCGGCTGTCCTGTAAATCGTTTAGGGCTCAGACAGCTGACTCTAACGTCTCCGACGGTATTGTGCGTGATTATTGAGTTATCCCACTCAATAAGCCAGATAGAACCGCCGTAAATAGGGTTATATCTCTCGTCGAGGTCGTTTAGTTTCTCAAACGGGAGCTCGTTTCGCTTGTTTTTGAGTAAATACTCAATGCTTTTTGCGTTTCTCTCGTTCCTTTCGCTAAACATTTTCGGGGTAACGGCTGGGTTCGGAAGATAGCTCGTTACCTGAGATTCGACAAGTTCATACGTTATGTTTCTTATCTGAGTCGCCTCGGTATCGGAGCCGTCTATTTTTGTCGAGCCTTTATACTGTTGCAAGTGTTGTTCCAGTTTTCTATACGTTTCGTCGGAAAAAGACCTTGCCTCGTGGTAAAGTTCCTGAAAAAACGTAAGTTTGGTATCTTCGATTTCTATTTTCATAGGTCGGGTTCTCCATATTTCTTGATAATTAGTTGTCGTTCAGCCTCTGAGGCGTTTAAGTAGTCCTCCAGAATATCGGCTCTATACTTAACACGCTTAGGCTTTTGCTGTTCGGGCGGCTGCGTCCAGTAGATTGCAAAGTATCGAAGAGCGTCAGGGGCGTGCGTGAGTTCGTGAGGTTCTTTCGCACAATCGTCTGGGTTCTTTTCGTCTATCAAAATCTGCGGCAACGTCCGTATGAGATTCGTGCAGGTGCGGAATATCTTTAATCGAGCATATTTCTTTCCGTCAGGCGTAAACTGCGGCTTTAACAACTCTTTTATAGACAACCAGCCTGCACTTCTGTCATTGTTTGACTTTACGAGCTCGAGACCGTTTTCTTCAAAAACAAGAGCTTTGCTTTTTCCGCTCTCTTGGTTGCGATTCCAAAGGTCTGGAGGAGCGAGCCTAACTCTCGGCGGATACCACTGGGATACTGAACCGTCCTCATTCTCAACACTTTCTGCGAGCAGCACTTTTGCCGCTGCGTCCGATATAATCAAATTGCTTTGATAAATTTCGTGGAACACGTAGACATTTTTCTCATTGTCGATTGCAACCTTGTAATGAGCAAACATATCCAGACCATAGTCCATAGTGTTGTAAATAGTCCAGTCGGGCGGAATCTTGAAAGGTTCGCAAGTATGCAGACTAAAGTCAAACTCCGAGAAAAAGCTGCCGCCAAGATTGCTGAGAGCCTCTTCCGCAGTTCTCGGATATTCTTGCTTGACCTTAACGCCTAAGTCCGTAGCCGTCTGTTCATACCACTCTTGCGTTCTACGAGGGTCTGAGAACACTGAGAGGAATATCTTATGAAAGGCGTTCTCTGACGTCCAGAGAGACTCAAACAACGTGCCTTTCTTTATAGTAGACAGTCCGATTACTTTACCGCCTGTAGGACGGTTTATTGTCGGATATGCCGACGTCCAGATTTCGTCCGCCGCCTCTTGAAACGCCCACTCGTCAAGCAATAGAATATTGCCTGTAAATGAACGCCCTGCAGCGGGAGACGCAGGAAAAGCCTTAAACGTTGATTTTAGACGTCCGCCGCCGTCCGTAATGGTTATCGTGCTTGCCGTCGCCACATACTTTAGACCGCCTGCGTGCAATATCTCTGGCTGGTTATCGAGAATAACACTCATACGCCTGACAAGCTCTTTTGCGTCGTCTTCCGTCTTAGAAAGAGCCACGACAGTATGTCCGAGATTAAACATCAAGTCGTGCGTGCAATAGTAAAGAGCTATCCACGTAATACCCATTTGTCGAGCCTTGAGTATAAGATTCAAACGATAGGCGTCAAAGTCTCTAAGCGTCTGATTCTGAGCGTCCCAGCCTTTGAACGGGACAATTATCTCGGGGGAGTCTTTGTCTTCTATAACACAATAGGTATTTGCCCAGTAAACAACGTTGTCACGGCAATAATCAAACTCGGCTTTAAGAATCTGCTGTATGTATTCGCCATAGGTGGCGGCGGTTATTTTAACCGTCTTCTTTTTTGCCATTGAGTCGTTCTCCCACACGTTGTATGATTGCAAGCGTTTTATCGTCTACGCCCGTAACGACGTTTGTATCAACTTCCTGCTTGTCGGCTTTGCCGTGATTGTTTACTGCCTCAAACTTGGCATATACAGGGTTATACAAGCCTGAAACCGCATTTGCCGTAAGCTTTCCGAGCTGCATTTCCTTTGCACGTGCGTAACAGACCTTAAAACGGGGGCTTATTTCCGTCCAGTTTTTTACGGTCTCGGTAGTTACTCCCAAACTCGCCGCAAACAATTCAAACGTCGGATATTCGGTTGCTACCACGACAGGTGTTCTTGATGTAAGTTCGCCCTTAAAGTAGGTTTCCTTGTATTCCACTTTGGTAGCAGGCTTACCGAAAAAATCTATTATCTTGTCGCAATATTCCTCTTTGAATTTGCAGGCAGCGGCGTTTTCCTTTTGAAAGCGTGTCTCTTCGCCTATAACATTGCCTTTTACGAATTGACCTTTTTCGTTTCTAACCGCTCCTTTTTTGTTTGCCGATTTCTTTTTCGGCGTTATTTCTTTTTTTTGACTCATTTCGTTACTCCTGAAAACAAAATGAGCCCAGTTACTCCTGCTTGGAATAAAAGGGCTCTAACCTCAAAGGG